ATATGGGATGAAAAGAAAAGCCAAAGGGCAGAGGCAGGTAAAAAAGGAGGTCTAGCAAAATCTAGCAATGCTAAGCAAAGTCTAGCAAATCCTAGCAATGCTACAAATGATGTAGCAAACCTACCTGTAAATGTAAATGGTAATGTAAATGTAAATGGTAATGTAAATGATATTTCTTCTATTACTATTTTTACTAATAGGGGTATTCGAGGTAAAAATTTATTTGAAGAGATGTCTCACATCTATGATTTAAATGATGACCAGGTAAACAAACTATTTCAGGAGTGGGAGTTGACTCATGAAGGTCAAAAATTTGAAAGCGAAAAGCATTTAAAGAATAGTTTTATCTTGTTTGTAAAGAATAATGCAAGCAGATTTAAGCAGCAAAGAGGTAATACTTACCGGGCAAAAGAAGAAAAGCCGAAAAGTAAAAACATATTTGCGGATATGTACCAGGAATTATTAAAGGAAGAGGAACTTAAAAAATCAAATCAATGAAAGCGACAATTTTAAAACACCTTCAAAAAATGGAATTTGTCTGTGGTCTGAAGCAATTCAAAGATTACAATCAGGAAGATGCCACAAACCTACTTGAATGTCTTGATAAATTATTTAGCAGTTATGGATGGATGAATGAAAGCAGGGTAGACTACATCCTTCATGCAGGAATGAGGGGGCAGTACGGTGACTTCTACCATGTAAATGAAAAGTCTGTAAGCGGATGGATCAATCAATACTACGCACATCACCAGAGCCAAATAGTTCAGGAAGTACAGGCAATGAATAATGTAGATCGGGAACCTACAAATGAAGAAATAGAATACTGGATTGAAATAGGTAAGCAGATATTCCGTGATAATTACCAATACGCAAAGGATCACGGCTACTGCAAGGATCTAGCAGAATGGGGTGCAAATTGGTTTAATAAGTTTCAAGAAAAAGGAATCTTAAAGCCTTGGATGTATCAGGTAGAAGATATTGAGAATGATGTAAGAAGGGAATTGAGACTTACTACCCGGTACATAGATGAAGTTACTGTAGGCGCAAAGTCAAAAAATAAAATCTGGAAACTATTCATTTTGGAATCGATAAAAGAAAATAGAAACCTAGACAAATTGATATGAAAAAGATAATCAAGAGTTTCACACCTTCAAAGCAGGATCTATTCAGCATACAGTCTACCTTGCTTTCGATCTTTACCCTGCTGCATTTTGAATTTGAAGTAGGCTTTCTTTTCATGGTGATAGTAGCCCTATACACTATAGGGATGGATCTAATCTATAAGGCTTGTAAATAATAATTTAATAAAAAAAATATATAATGTAATGGACAATAAAATTAAAATACTAGAACTATTTGCTGGAAGTAGATCTATTGGAAAAGTTGCTGAACAATTAGAAATGCAAGTATTCTCAGTAGATTGGAAAAAATATGATGGAATAAATCTATCTATTGATATTGAAGATATGAAATCAGATGATGTACCATTTATTCCTGATGTGGTATGGGCTTCGCCTGATTGCACTACCTATAGTATTGCTGCTTGTAGTACACATAGAACGAATAGTATTGAGCCTAAAAGTATATATGCTAAAAAGTGTGATAAAGTAAACCAACATTTTATAAGCCTTATAAATTATTGGTTAAAAGTTAATCCTAAAATGGTATTCTTTATTGAAAATCCTAGAGGTATGTTACGAAAGATGCCATTCATGCAGCAATTCAAAAGGCATACTATTTGGTATTGTCAGTATGGAGATGATAGAGCAAAGCCAACAGATATATGGACTAATTCAAATTCATGGATACCTAGACCTGTTTGCTTTAATGGAAATAAAGAATGCCATCATCAGCCATCACCTAGAGGTAGTAGAACTGGAACTCAAGGTAGAACTGGTAGTTATGATAGAAGTAAGATTCCTCAAGATTTATGCTTTGATATTTTAAAAAGTTGTATTAAAAAAGAAGAATATGATACAATTCAAGATCAATGAGAAGCCTCTCTCAGTAAATGGGGCTTTCTTAGGTAGGAAGATAAAGTCAGCAGCCTACAGGGAGTATGAAAAGACTATGCTTTTTATGATGCCTGCCGGTAAGATTGATTCTACAGATATGCTAAGGATTGAGTTCTTCTTTGGATTCAGTAGCAAGGCAGCCGACATAGATAATCCCTGCAAGCCATTGATTGACCTAGCGCAAAAGAAGTACGGCTTCAATGATAAAATGGTCTTTGAGTTAAATGTAAGGAAGTGCATAGTCAAGAAAGGGGAAGAATTCATTCAGATGGGGATCTATAAGATGCTACCTTTTTAGACAAAATTCATCCTTTTACCTTGGATATTAATTTTAATACTATATTTGAATAAATAACAAACCAAATGAGCGTAGAAGAAGGAAGATTTATCAGACAAGCCAGGAAGAAAAGCGGCTTCACTCAGTTAGAACTCTGTAAGAAATTAGGCATATCTCATGCACCTATCAATCAGGTAGAAAATGGATGGGAATCTATAAGCCTTTTCAATCTTAGAATGATATGTGAGGCTATAGGATTAGAAGTAGTTATCCGAGAAAAGAAACAGAATGCCTAGAATGCTCCCAAAATCCCGACTAGATTATTCCCTTGAGATCCGTTACAGGCTTTCAAGTGGAGAGTGGTCTAAGTGGATGAATAAGGGAAAGGGCAGTTTTCAAAGTATTGAAATAGTACAGCAGCAGATCAGGCTTCTTGCGGCTTCATTTAAAGGCCGTGAGAAAGAGATCAGGTTCGAATGGAACGGATGGCTATGCGACTACGCAGGACTCCCCACAGGCGAAGTAATTAGCCTAAAATGAAAGCGATTGGATGGCTATATGATCAGGAGTTTAAATATGTTTTTCAGAACATAGGGAAAGACCTATGGGAAGATCTACGGCAAGAGGTAGCAGTCATAGTCCTAGAATATGATCAGGAAAAACTCAGGGAATTAGAAGCCAAAGGAAAGCAGGTTTTCAAGTTCTGGATAGTGCGTATATGCTGCAATCAAACTAATTCAAAGTACGGGAAGTTCGGCAGGATGTATGCAGCCCTAGTTCCGGTTGAAGACATAGTCAAGTTCATTAAAGAAGAGGAAGAAATCGATAACAGCCAAGCAGTAGCAGACTCAATTTCAAAGATAGTCGAGGGGCTGTATTGGTACGATCAGGAGATCCTCAAAATGTATGTGGAACTAGGATCAGTCCGGAAGGTATCAAAGCAGACAGGCATACCACATACTTCAATTTTTATAACCATTAAAAACATAAGAAAATGTATCAAGCAGCAGTTAGTGTATTAGGCTCAATCGGGATAACCTTGATCTATTTCTACATCCTAAATATTCCTGCGGTATTTACAAGGGTAACAAAGCGGAAACTAGTTAAGCCTTTCTCTTGCTCTTTCTGTATGTCCTTCTGGATTAGCCTCTTTTTTCTAATCTTAAAAACGGATTTACTAGAAGCGATATTTATCAGTAGTATAGTACCCTTCATCTACCTAAATGTGGAGGATCATTTCACTAACAAATTTCAATCATGACTCCAGAAGATCACGAACTATTCAAGAAGCATTTCGAGTTGTACGAATGCTACAAAAAGCACGCTTTCATTCGCAACTATAGCAAGGAAGTATACGCGGAACTCATTCACTTGTATACTACCTATGTTAACCCGAAGCACAACTTTTCCCATTGGTGCAGTAGTTGCAGGGCTGAGTTAGTTAATTACTTGTACGGATGGTACACGAATGATCAGAATACTACTTGGTACAGAAAGCAGCAGGAAGAGGAAGCAGCACAGGCTTTGCAGGATGTAGAGGTAGCATTCACTACAGAGGCACCGGTGATAGAAAACAAGCCAATCAAGAGAAGAAGAAAAACCAAATAAAAAACACATGGACAACAAACCAAAAACCAAACTAGGAAACGGGAAGAAAAGAAGTGATTCTTGGATCACGGCTCCCCTATGCCTATCCGATGCCGAGGCGCACGCATACACCTACAACGGCAAGAAGTATGTCAACTTGAATGTAAACATCTACGATAAGCCGAACGAATACGGCAAGGATGTAGCAATCAGTTTGAATGATTACAAGAAAGAGGAAGGTTCAAAGCCACAGGTTAACAAGATGCCTGCAACTCCTTACCAGGCTGAGGAATACGATCTACCCTTCTAACTATGGCAAAGTTCAAACTAGAAGTGGAGGAAGGATTCTATGAATCGGACAGCCTTACATCCCTGATCCTTGAGGTGCTGAAGCATAGGTTTTGGCATCTCAGGACTCATGGTAAGTGGATGGATTAATGAGAAAGCACACAAAGATTTACATGGAATATTTCGGCTATACCATTGCCGATTTTATTCCATGTGAGTCATGCGGATCTCAAGCAGTAGACATACACCACATAAAGGCTAGAGGTATGGGAGGAAGCAAAACAGCGGATAGGATAGAGAACTTAATGGCTTTGTGTAGAAAATGTCACGATACCATGGGGGACACAAAAACCCATAGGGAATTTTTAGAATCTAAGCACGAACAAAAAATGAATCAATTTCAAACCAAAAAAAAATAATCATGTCAAATTTTCAATTAAATTTTAACAGCCCTAAAAAAGTAGTAAGCATCACACTAGATGAAGAGGAAGGGATATTTCAACTAGCGTACTTGTTTAAGAAGTTACTAGATGATGCAGGGATTCCCAACAAACTAGAAGAAAAAGAAGTAGAAGCATTAGAGGCTACTGAAGAATCAAACAAGTGAAAAAATGAAAACTGAAAAGGTAAAAATCTCTGAGGTAAAAATGAATCCTAATAACCCTAGGGTAATTAAAGATGACAAGTTTGCAAAATTAGTTCGGTCTATTCAAGAATTTCCTAAAATGCTTGATATCAGGCCGATAGTAGTTAATTCAGATATGATTGTGTTAGGCGGTAATATGAGGCTAAAAGCCTGTAAAGAAGCCGGTCTTAAAGAGATTCCAATTATCCTAGCAGATAACCTTACCGAAGATGAGCAAAAGCAGTTTATCATTAAGGATAATGTAGGCTTCGGTGAATGGGATTGGGATATGCTAGCGAACGAATGGGAACCTGAATTGCTTGAAGAATGGGGGCTTAGTATTCCTAATTGGGGAGAGACTCCAGACTATTCAATTCTAGATGATGAAGACGTAAGTGATCAACTTGATGATATGACCAATGGAGTAAAGAAAGCAATCCAAATAGAATTTGATCTAGAACATTATGAGGAGGCTTTTGAATTGGTTAAGTTCTGGAGGGAACAGGGTGCCTATGTAGGTGCAATGATTGTAGAACACCTGAAAGCGGAAAAGCAAAAATTATGATACTTAAAAGAAGTGCAATAAATGGAATTCATTTCTTTTACCGGGAGGGATTTTCTGATTTGAAAACTTTTGAGGAAGTGATCGGAAATAAAACCTATCTAAAAAAAGGAATGACTATAGAGCCGGGGGAAGATTGGATGGATTGTGGAGGTAATGTAGGGGCTTTTGCTTTGCTAGCCTGTTCAAAAGGTGCAAATGTCACAGTCTATGAACCTGATCCTTATAACTGCGACATGATAGAAAAGAATCTGATGCTAAACGGATTCAGGGCGGAGATCAAGAATGTAGCCTTAGTTCATGATGACAGGAAAGAAGCCATTTTATTCATAGGTAACAATAATCAAGTATGGAGAAATTCACTTGTTAAGAAATGGAATAATAAGGGAATCAAGGTGAAATGCGCTAACTTCGATTCAGAGGCAGATTCTTTTAATTGCTGCAAGATGGATATAGAGGGTGCCGAAATGCCGATCCTTGAAAATACAAATAAGACATTCAAAAAATTGGTTTATGAATGGAGTTTTGACGTAGATCCTAGCCTATCAAGATTATGGTCTCTAATCGAGAAGCAAGAAAAAAATTACAATATAAATTACGAAAAGCATAGAATTTGCCATGATGATAAAAGGGAAGTCCAATGGCAAAAATCCTGGTTCCCTGCTTGCACAAACGTATTTTGCTATGAAAAAAATTAATCTTATCAAAGTCCCTCACAATGTTCAGATAGGTGAGGTATGTGGCCATATCGAGCCAAATGTAACTGAAGACAGTCTATTCTATGATGGAGATGAAATAGTAGGGTTCTACCTGAAAGACATTTCAAAGTATTCAGAAAAGGCTGGTAAATTAGCAGAGTTAGCAGACTATGAACTGCGTTCTAATAATGTACCAAAGTCCATGATGAAAAGGTCTAGTGGATTCGCAGAAGGAAATAAGGATAAAGAAGTACTTCAATATTCTACCATCATTGGAAGCGTACCTCCAAAGCCACACATGAGAAGACCATACGCTACGATCTCTAGCGTACATAATGTCAAAACTGCTCAGACATTTATCAAAGCAATGATCATGCTCTGCAAAGAGAGTGAGCAAATTATTAAGCAAATTGCACCAGAGATATATGAAAGGCAGAAAAGCATTATTGAAAATAACATCCCTAAAAAATGGAGGTTCTGTGATTTGTTTACAAGTTCAATTTCAAACTTTAATATCCCTGCTCCTTTCCATAGGGATGCCGGGAATCTTGAAGGCTGTGTGAATGTTATCATAGCAAAGAAAAAGAACGCCACAGGAGGCAATACTACAGTACCTGATTATGCTGCCACAATGGATTCAAGCGATAATTCCATGCTTGTCTACCCGGCTTGGAGAAATGTTCACGGGGTAACTCCTATAGTTCCAACCCATGAAGGAGGCTACAGAAACAGCCTAGTATTTTATCCTTTGAAAGCGTTTAAAGGGTTAGAGTAAATAACAAAAATCAACACTATGAAAAAGCCGGAAAGATCTGTAATAGAGAAAGCCATTATTAAGTCATTTGGGAACCTTTCTACGGCCGCAAGATCATTGCAGGTAGATAGAGTTACCCTTTACAAATGGATTGAGCAGGAGGGCTTAGAACAGGCTGTAATCGAAGGCAGAAATACCAGGCTTGATTTTGTTGAAAGTAAACTAGATCAGAAGATTGATAGCGGTGATACTACTGCTATCATCTTCTTTCTAAAAACACAGGGCAAATCTAGGGGATATGTCGAGAGGCAGGAGATCACCGGGGCAGATGGAAAGAAAGTTTTTGAAGTCACTATCTTAGATGACAATCACGAGCATTAAAACAAACAAAGTATTCAGGCACCTTGAGGCTAGCAAATCAAAGATAGTAGTAGAGCAAGGTGGCACCAGATCCGGGAAGACTTACAATATCCTTCTTTGGATTATTTTTTCTTACTGCGAAAGGAACAGGGGTAAGATTATAACCATCTGCAGGAAGACTTTCCCTGCTTTGAGGGGTACTGTGATGCGTGATTTTTTTACCATCCTTAAAGATCATGAAATTTACTATGAGGATGCTCACAGCAAAACGGCAAATGAATACACAATCAATACAAATACCATTGAATTTATTTCCCTTGATATGCCTCAAAAAATCAGGGGTAGAAAAAGGGACTTGCTTTTTATTAATGAAGCAAACGAACTAATCTTTGAGGATTGGCAGCAACTAATTTTTAGAACTACAGAGCAGGCTATTCTAGACTACAACCCTTCTGAAGAATTCCACTGGATATATGACCAGGTACTTACCCGGAAGGATGTAGAATTTCACCAGACTACCTACAAGGATAACCCATTTTTAGGGGACGTGGTGAAGCAGGAGATCGAAAGGCTCAAGGAGATAGATGAAAACTATTGGCGGGTCTACGGGTTAGGAGAAAGAGGGCAGAGCCGATCCCTAGTATATACCTTCAGTACTACCAAGCAGATACCAAAGGAGGCTAAACTAGTAGCCTATGGTTTGGACTTTGGATTTAGCAATGATCCTACAGCATTGGTTCGGACTTATATTCTAGAGGATTCTATGTATGTGGATGAACTGATCTACAGGACAGGGATGACAAATCAGGACATAGCAAAAGAGATGCAGAGCCTGGGGCTAGACAAGTCAAATGA